TTCAGGAATAAAGGCTGGATGTTAGTCCAGTCAACCACCGCCACAGGCGGACTGTTGGGGTTTCCCCCGCAGATCTCGGCTACCGACTAAGTTCCGACAGGAACAGAGTCTGTAACGGAGGCACCGTTGGTGTTCGTACTCTCTTAACCACAAGCCTTGCAGCAGTGGTCCTAGAGAACTCGGAGGTGCTAATTCCGAGTCTAAGAATAGTACGATCCCATGTGGTATTTAACCAATGGAAGTACCCACCTAAGCCAGCATCGCACGATCGTCTCTTTTCCGAGAGGCGACTGTGTGATAGGTCGTAAGAGACCAGCTGGTACTTAAAGGAGGTATCTCCACCACCCCAAAGAGTATCAGGAACAAACGACTTGAGCCAGAGCCAAATTTCTTCAACTTCTGGATCAAGTACCCCAAGGCCTTCCACTGTGGCCCACTGACGCAGCTTGTTAGCTATATCAATGAGATCACAGAGGTTGGTTAAGGGCTTCCTGATATAGAAAGGAGTTATATCGAGACCATTCCAGTAATGACCCCCGCATGATTCCCGGAAGGGACCTGTCAAACACGATTTCTCAGTATTAACCGAGAAACCGAAATAAGAAAGGATCCAAACCAAGTCCGCAGAGAGTTCTGTTGGACAGATTATATCATCACCGTAAACGGAAACGACACCAGGGGTTCTCGTAAAATAGGCAGTAGCTCGCGTAAGAACATAGAAGAGTAAACTCTCCAGTTCAAACGTGAATCCATTGCCCATCGATGAGAACATCTGGTTCCGATGTTCTTCACCATCAATAATGGTGACTCGACACCTAACAGCGTCGAGGAGAGTGAACCAGATCTCAGGAAGGAGGAGACTTACAAGTCCCTCCGTAACCGAGTCACTTGCACTTGATAAATCAAGAGTGCAAAGTTTCCCAGTAACGGAACCCTCATGAGCCAATGATCGGTTTATTGACTGATCATTGAGATTTAATCCGGCTCGACGTAAACACCTACGGAAATAAGTGCCTACACCCTTCTGGATGAACATATTCAGATCAGGCTCTTTACAAGCCACCCGATCTATATCGGTTTTCTTGGGAACGGTAAACAACACGTTACCGGGAACAATCTCAGGCTTGAGATCACCCCCTGCCCCGATCCAACCAGGAAGTTCCTCAACGAGTGTTGAGAAGACTTCAAGGCAGGACGAGGTGGTGTGTGCTTTTCCGAGATACTTAGAGCTTGGTTGGCTCTGAGTACGTGAGCGACTTGTGGATGCGCCCCCCGTGAAGGTGCCAATTAAGGCATCAACTGGAGGCGTGTCCCCGATGATATCACATATTAGGTTGCGACACCATCCTACGAAAGCACCGAACGTCACCCGAGGTAAAATATTATATTCCCCGGGGGTTATTAAAAGACGATCGTTAGTAGCTTCGTTCTCCGCCTCAGTACAAAGCCATTTAAAAATGGCTCTGTTCCGCCGAGTTTCGGCAGATTCTGTGAAATCGGAGACATACTTAGATAAGAACTCCTCCTTCAAGTAATCGGTTTTAACCGATGACCGTAAGGAGGTTATCTTTTGTATGAGGTTATCAGTCAAGTCCTTCGGGAGTTCCAGTGACATTAGTCGTTTCTGGGACACTTTGGCTGTCATGTGGTAGTCCAATCATAACATTGCCCACCGTCTCAGACGGGGAGCGTGGTGTGAGTGAAAGGGTTACATAGCACCCTGATAGTATGATGACCATATAAATGGCCACCATCACCATCAGAGTCCAGAATAACCGATCACTTGCCTTCACCTTTCCGGAGAAAGATGAACGAACGTCATCGACATCAGGCTTACGCCTGGTATCGAAATCTCTGTCGTCCATATTAATAGGGCGCTTCGAGATTTTCGATCATCGGTTGGACCTGGCCGGCATTCGACAAGAATGCGATCAGGGACTTCCGAATATCTTGACGCTCGGTTGTCGTTGAAGTGTCCGCAAACGTCAGCGTTACATCAGCATAAGCTGTGCGTACCGCAGTCGGCTTGGAGATTCCAGCGACAACGACATCCTGAACGACGGGGATGGCCAGTTTAAGGGTCACCTTCCGTCGACCGGTGGAAGTCCTCGTGGTTGCCCACGAAGCAATCTTCTCACCGATTGGAACCCCCGCAGTGTTTACTGCGGTGGCAACACCGTTCGTGATATCCCTTGGGGTATAAGTCACGTCAGCGTCTGCATGGTCTTTGAGGACCATGTTGGCGAATGCAGGCATATATTGTGCTTTCATTTCATGAGTTTTATAGCTCATGACTGTTACGGTTGCAGGATTGCAATACCGTTGGTGTTGCTGACTAAGTCAGCTGACGCACCAATGCTAAAGCATTGAGCGCCCTTTCGGAGGAATATGGGGTTGTATCCGCAAAGAACTCTGGAGCTGGAAAGCTCGTATAGCACCAGCGGTCAAACCCAAACCCGGCATCTTGGTAGAAACCAGGAGAGTCGGCACCATAACCGTAACCACTGAACGTAACCTTACGGGTAAGCTCAGTGACCCACGAATTATGGTGAGTCGTCCATCCTCCATTATCCTGGAGGCCATAACCCGCAGTCATAGCTTGTAGAGTTTGGCCGACTGGAATGAACCAGTCGATAGCAAAACTCCACGGAACAAGTTCCCAAGCTATGGATATCGGATTTATGAGACCGGCAGACTCCAACAAATAGGATAACCTATTCGACATAAGGGCATTCAGTTGAGTTCTAAAAGAATTCACACAAATGGACTTATGGAAGAATGTGTTCTCCCACAGGAAATCGGCAGAAGCCGTTGAAATCCCTGTGCCCACGGCTGAAATGCCGTGTGTTTTGTTGAGAGTGTTGTGGACGGCCTGTTGCAACTCGTGGACATCGTTGAGTATGGGTTTTATCCCATAAACGTACTCTAACCACAGGTCACTAATAGACCGACTAACCGATCGAGTGCCATTGCGGCCAGTAAGGCCGATCAGCTTAGAAGCTGCATCTCGTACGTTACCTCGTTTCATCGCTAAAAGCGACTGACCGACGCGACTTACGATTTTGGCAAACTCTTCACATGTCTTCTTCCCCTGCCCAAGATTCTCACCCCAGTTCGATGAACTGGAGTGAAGCTTATTCAGGGATTTCGTTATCGACTCACTCCTAGCGTTATCCGATCCAGGATCGGATACCTTATAGGAACCAAGTGAGTGATAATTGGATATGTGATCTTCCACATGCAAGTCAATGACTACATGTTTCGCATCACCTTCTCCTTCCGTTACAAAACGGCGAAAAGTTGAAGGCTGATTTGCTAAAAGCCTGGTCACAGAACGTGACCAGTTAGTCGGCCGGTGGTGGTCACTACCGGTCGGTAACGGCTTTTGGCAAACGTCGGTGACAAAACCATTTTGATAAATGGTCTCATCAACGGTGCTGTCGTAATACCTACCAGTCTGTTTCCCAGCCACGATTGTTCCACGTGTATGGGTTCCAGGCTCGTTGGTAAAAGCGGCAAGAGACATGCTCTTCCTCCTCATCAGGTGTTTAAAACACCCGATGAACTAAGCAGCTATGCTGCCTAGTGCTACGGATGTAGCATTAGACCCCTGGAGATATTGCCGAAAGGCAGTCCCTCCAG